AGGGACCAGTTCGAACGCATACCGCTTCTGTGGCAGCAGGGTGACGTCGCTCTTGACGCGCTGATGTCCACGCGCACTGCACCGTTAGGTAAGCATGAAGCGGTGCTGATTGATATGTTCGGTGTGCGTCTGCCCAACGGTATGTACTTGCGGTATGATAACCTACGTAAGCAGCTAGACCCAAAGTCAGGGCGTGACCAGTTCGTCTACGATGTCAAGAAGGGACGGGCTACGCTACCTACGTACATATACGGCGGCAAGCTCATAGAGAACGTGTGTCAGGCACTGGCCCGTATCATTATCGGTGAGCAGATGCTCATGGTCGCACGTAAGTATCGCGTGGTTATGACCGTGCACGATGCTGTGGGTGTTATCGCACCCATAGAGGAAGCCGATAAGGCCCGTGCGTTTGTCGAGGCGTGTATGCGCATGCGGCCCAAGTGGGCACCGACACTACCATTAAACTGTGAAAGCAAGATAGGAGCAAGCTATGGCGGATGAACCACACGAGGTAGTGAAACTATTACTCGCACGGATGGAGAGCCACCCCGAGGAGTTTAGGCTTAAAGACCCGTCGTACCATGACCGGTGGTATAACCACATGAGCGCAATAAACACCTACGGAAACGAGGCTGACAAGGCTGCACTTGCTGCGAAGGTACGCGATATCCGCATGGGTGTAATCCACGAAGAGGTGATGGAAGAGTTGCTCAACGGTGAAGACCGCCGCCGTAAGGAAGAGGAAGACCGCGAGTATGAACTGCATCTTGCACACGCAGCGATGCAGCAGCAGCAGAAAGCTTATGTTAGCCAGATACAGGGGATGGCAGGTCAACTTTATGGCGGTGGTGGCGGCGCTGGCATACCGGGGTATCAGAACGCAGCGGGTGCACAAGGTCTAGTGGGTAAGTCTTACACCCACGCAATAATGGACGAGCACGACTCTTACCTTGATAGGTTACGGAACACTCCAACCGGCAGCATCACCAGCGCGGCTCCACCCAACAACACCCTCACCAACACCATCAACCAAATTAAAGACATGCTAAAGAAAGGAAAATAGGTATGGAAGTCTTAGTATTAGTAGTAATTTTTATTGCGTTGCTTACGTTTGGATACTTACTTGGTAAGGGCAGCGCGGACGGGAAGGTCCTTTCGCTCAAGCGTGAAAATGAACAGCTCAACGCCGAACTACATAAACTAACTGACCGCGACGAGCGTGGCCGTTTCCGTGGAGGTAAATAATGACTGAAGAAAAACGCCCAAGCCTTATGATTGCCACCCCCATGTACGGGGGCATGTGCACGGGACACTATGTGCAAGGTCTGCTTATGACCATGGCTAAGATGCGCGAAGTTGGCGTCAACGTAGCGTGGTGCCAGATTATGAACGAGAGCCTTATCACGCGGGCACGTAACGACTTAGCACGGGTATTCCTTGAGAGTGACCATGACTACCTCATGTTCATCGACGCTGACATCGGCTTCGACGGGGAGGCCATCGCGCACCTCATGCTGGCCGACAAGGACATCGCATGCGGCATCTACCCTAAGAAGGAAGTGAACTGGGATAGCGTCAACCGCGCTGCCGTTGCAGGCAAGACGGACCTTGCGGACCATGCCGGAGCCTTTGTGTTTAACATGGTAGGCACTGGTGACGTGCACACAGACGAGACAGGTTGCATCGAAGTCCGCCATGGCGGTACAGGCTTCATGCTAATCAAGCGGAGGGTATTCGAGCAGTTGATACCGCACGTGCCGACTTACCGCACGTCGTCGTTTAAAAACGACAAAGGCGAATACGAGAAGCCTTTGACCCACGAATTTTTCGCTACCAGCATAGACGCCACAGGCGCGTTGCTAAGCGAAGATTACCATTTTTGCGAACTGTGGCGTAATCACGGTGGCAAAATACACGCCCACCCGTTCATCAAGTTGCATCATGTAGGCACGTATGTGTTTGGTGGTGACATCCTGAAGAGCGGCGGCAATCTTAAATGAAGGAGCAAGTAAAATGAGGAAGAAAGAAAAAGCAGCAGCAATCATCAAACTGCTGAAGAAGGGTATGACCCCCATAGAGATTACCCAGCGTATGGATGCAAGTTACAACTACGCATGGAAGCTGAAGAAGGACTTGGAGAAAGCGGCACAAGAAGCTGTGGAGGGGATTAAGACTACCGTCCTAGACACGTCTTTGTCATGGGCTCCCCCTGCTAAACCAAAGCCGGGTGAGTTTGTCCAAGCTGATACTAACGTAGACGCAATCCTTAATACACGTGCAACCACGTACGGGGCGTTTAAAGACGTGGCGCAGGTCGCGCAGGAAATGAAAAACGCAATTCGTATGTGTAACAACAGCGAGTTAGAGGACGACCAGATTGAAGCCCTCGACATGATAGCGAGTAAAATTGCACGTATCGTGAACGGTAATCCTGACCACGTAGATAGCTGGGTGGATATCGCAGGATATGCGCAGCTTGTTGCTGACCGTTTGCAAGGTACAGTCCGGTGAGTGAACGTCGTTACCGTGATATGATTACGGCCATTGAACGGGACACGGCAGGCACGGGGGTGGAGTTTGACTTCACCCCTACGTCTAAGCACATAAAGGTGCGACTGCGTAAGGGCGGCACAGAGCGGCTTGTCGTTATGTCTACATCTGCTAGTGACCACAGAGCCATTATGAATAGAGCGAGGGACGTGCGACGTGCCGTTCGTGAGCTAACAGGAGTATAACAGTGACAGCGTGGTCCTATAGTAGCATCAAGACCTTCGACCAGTGTCCGAAGAAGTACTTTCACCTAAAGGTGATTAAGGACGTAAAGGACGACCCCGGCGAAGCAGCTATCTATGGGACCGACGCGCACGAAGCAGCCGAGCATTATATCAAGCACGGCACTCCTATACCAGAGAAGTTCAGCATCATGCGGCCCGTGGTGGAAGTGCTGGCTAAGGTTCCGGGCGAGAAGCACACCGAGTTGAAGCTAGGCGTCAGGAAGACGGATACTGGCTACGAGCCATGCGGCTTCTTCGATAAGGACGTATGGTGGCGCGGCATCGTCGATTTGCTCATTACGAACAAGACGACTGCCCACATGATTGATTATAAGACAGGCAAGAACGCTAAGTATGCGGACATGAAGCAGCTAGACCTGATGGCTGGCGCGGTGTTCGTGCACTACCCAGAGATAACTAAGGTTAAGTCGGGGCTGGCATATGTGGTGTCTAATGAGTTTCCGAAGAAGACGCACACCCGTGAGCACTTGGATACGTACCTATCCGTGTTTGATAACCAGCTCGAGCAGTTGGATGCAGCTATGGATAACGGCGTATGGAACGCAAAGACCAGCCCGCTATGCGGCTGGTGCCCAGTAAAAAGCTGCGAGCATTGGAAGCAGCGTAGGTAGGAGCAGAGATATGGATGAAGTAAGCCCACAGACCCAAGCCGAGTTGGAGCTGAAGTTGTCAGACAACGTGCGGGAATTGATACGCCAACACGTACTGGACGCCTTTAACGACCCCGTCTTTATGGACTATCTGGCGATAGACTATCTGCACCGCAAACTAGAAATACGTAACTATGGCAGTGGGAGCTTTGCGCAAGCCGTTCGGGGTGTTATAGCCCAGCAGATGAACAAATACTAAGGGCACATCATGGCACGGAATTACAGGGCGGAGTACGACAAGTACCAAGGCACAGAGACGCAGAAGAAGAACCGCGCTGCGCGCAATGCGGCCCGTGCCAAGATGACTAAGGCTGGTAAGGTGCATAAGGGCGACGGGAAAGACGTTGCCCACGTAAAAGCATTTGACAAAGGCGGCACTAACAAGACAGGGTTGCGCGTAGAAAGTAAGACCACCAACCGGTCGTTCCTCCGTGATAAGAAGGGTAACCTCGTGTCGGAGCGCAGCAAACGGGAACGCAAGAAGTAACCACGAAGGAGCACTCGTGCAGATAATTGATAACAAGGCGCTGCTAGTTACAGCGCCGAACGCACATACTATACCGGATTACATTGCGAAGAGTGCCCCAGTCGAGGGCGGAGCCGTAGCTGTACACTGGGGGCTACACGAGGCTACGAAGCTAGCCCAGCTTGGGTTCGACGGCGTGCCGTCCCCTATATTGCGCGACTATAACTGGACGGGTAAGTACTCGCCGTTCGACCACCAGAAAGAGACAGCTTCGTTCCTGTCAATCCGCAAACGCGCATTCTGCTTCAACGAGCAGGGCACAGGTAAGACGGCTAGCGTCATCTGGACGGCTGACTATCTGATGAAGAAGGGCAAGGTTAACCGCGTACTGGTGCTATGCCCGTTGTCGATTATGAAGTCGGCTTGGCAGCGCGACCTTTTCACCTTTGCTATGCACCGCTCGTGTAGCGTTGCGCATGGTGCAGCGCCGCAGCGCAAGAAGATTATCGCAGCGGGGGCAGAGTTCGTCATCATCAACTTCGACGGTCTTGCTATCGTGAAGGACGAGATAATTGCAGGTGGCTTTGACCTTATCGTGGTAGACGAGGCGAACGCATATAAGAACGTGCAGACCAACCGCTGGAAGATTTTCAGCCAGATTGTGAATGCCACAGACCCACGGCTCTGGATGATGACGGGTACGCCCGCTGCGCAGTCTCCGATAGACGCGTATGGATTGGCCAAGCTGGTTAACCCAGAGGGTTGCCCTAAGTATTTTACCGAGTTCCGTGCCGCAGTCATGCACAAGGTAACGCACTTCAAGTGGGCACCGAAGCCCTACGCATCCGAATATGTGCACAACATACTGCAACCAGCCATCCGGTTCGAGAAGAAAGATTGTCTTGACTTGCCCGAAGTGACCCACACGTCACGGGATGCTCCGCTAACGACGCAGCAGAACAAGTACTACAAGATGCTCAAGGAGCAGATGCTGATTGAGACAGGCGGCGAGGAAGTCAGCGCGGTCAACGCGGCTACGCAGATAAACAAGCTACTGCAGATAAGTGGAGGCGCGGTCTACACGGATACTGGAGAGGTGCTAGAGTTCGATGTATCTAACCGCATTAACGTCGTACTCGAAGTCATAGAAGAAGCCAGCAACAAGGTGCTGGTCTTTGTGCCGTTCACGCACACTATTGAGATACTCCGTGCTAGGCTGGAGAAGGAAGGCATATCGTGCGGCGTCATCAACGGCAAAGTGTCTCTGAATAAACGCAGCGAGATTATCGAACGGTTCCAGACAGGCAAAGACCCACACGTGCTTATCATCCAGCCACAGGCTGCATCGCACGGTCTTACGCTCACGGAGGCAGACACAATCATCTGGTATGCGCCGGTAACCAGCGTGGAAACTTACCTGCAAGCTAACGCACGTATCGACCGTCCCGGCCAGAAGAACGCCATGACCATCGTGCACATCAAAGGCAGTCCAGTGGAAGAGCGGCTGTACAGCATGCTCAAAAATAATATCGCCAACCACGAAAAACTGATTGACTTGTACAGGGAAGTTATGGAACTATAAGATTTGACAATGTCAAAGACCCGTGGTAGCTAACAATAACCAAGGCACCACAACCAAGAAGGAGCAAACGAATGGATGATTTACCCGTAGACAAGCTTGTACGTGTCTACCGCAAGATACGCGATGCCGTGCAAGAGAAGGAAGATACCCACAAAGCCGAGATAGCAGAGCTTAAAGAGCAGATGGACATGATTAGTACCAAGCTGCTTGAAGTATGCAACACCCAGAACGTCGATAGCCTCCGCACTAAGGAAGGCACGATAACAAGGCGCGCTGCGACCCGCTACTGGACGAGCGATTGGGAGTCCATGTACAAATTCCTCAAGGAGCATGACGTCATGCACCTTCTCGAACAGCGCATCCACAACGGCAACATGCGTACTTACCTAGAGGAGAACCCCGACGTCCTACCCGTCGGCCTCAATGCAGATACCAAGTATGTGCTTTCGGTTCGTAAACCTACAACTAAGTGAGAGAAACAATGACCAATTTGACTATCTTCAAAAACCCTAACGCCGTTGCTGCTTCGGCGCTGCCAC